ATTGTATCATCAGGCGAAACTTTTACTTTTAGCACAATTTGCATTATAAATGTCGTAAATAACATCGCAGCAAAACCTAATGAAACCACTTTTCTCGAATAATGTTTCCCTTCGTTTTCTGTCAAAATATCCGATGCCAAATAAATTCCTCCGTAAGCAATATTTCCCATTGTAATTCCATCAAAACCAAACAAAGTCATCATTTTCCCAACTTGAATGTTAGCTAGAACGATTGACAACGGTACAACCGATAGCAGTCCTCCTTTTCCCCAAAATCTGTAAGCCAGAGCAACTGCTGAAAAATTCAATATTAGATATCCTAGCCATAATAATTCATTTACTCCAAATTGCAGGTGATTTAAAAAATTAAGCATTCATTTCCTCCTTAAAAATTTTTATTTTTTATTTTTTTCTATAATTTAAGCAATAAAAAAAACATACTATCCTTTTGAATAATATGTGTTTCCAAAAGGTTTTTTTTATAGATGGAATATCCCAAACATCATTATATTTTTTATTACTATTATTTATAGTTATTTTTACAGGCTTTTATTATACAAGTATTTGACAAAAAATGCAAGGAAATAATAATTTTTTAAAAATTTGCCCCTTTTTTGCCCCCTTAATTGATAAAATAAAAATTCTCTACTGATACCGCAAATATCAATAGAGAAATAAAATAATCCTTTACAAGTTTATTTTATCAAATCCTTATCAAAAAAGCAAGGAGCGATAAATGAAAAAATTAAAAATAACAAATCTTTCTGAAAAAGATATTCAGAATTTAAAAAAAACTAAAATTATAGAACTGGAAGAAATGAAAATTCAGGATCTTAAAGTTCTGAAAGTTAAAATTGAAATTGATAATAAAGAAAAAGAATAAAAGAATTATATAATTCTTTATAAGCAAAAAAGAGCAGATTTTTAGTCTGCCCTTTATTTTTTTATTTATTTTTAATATTCTGAACTTTCTTGATACACTATATCAGCGATGTATGTATCAGCTTCATCGAACACTCTTCCGTGCTCGTCAACTCTCAATTCTATTTCTTTGTCCCAAGCATCTTCACACGCTTTTTTGTCTTTTTCAGACATATATTCTTTCACATTCCAGTAGTTTAATTTTTTCATCATCTTTATTTCCTCCAAGTTTTATTTTTCCTTGTCTTTTTAAAGATTATTTGTTATAATCTTTTATATAGAGAGTTACCGACAAGGTGATAACTCTCCAAATGTTTTGTTTTAAGCTCTATTGAATTTCGTTCAGTAGGGCTTTTATTTTGCTTTTTGCGTCATCTAAATCTTTGCTTGATTCTAAAATTTCAAGTATTGATTTTAGAAACGCTTTGAATTGTAAATCTGTCATACCGTTCATTTTATCTCCTTTCTGTTCCTTGTCTTTTAACAATCTCCCCTTTTCTTGATATTATTATACTACACTTTTTATCAAAAGTCAACACCTTTTGATAAAAATATTTATTATTTTTTCAAATAAATTTCTAGTATATTTTTTATTAATTTGTTTCTAGTAATTTCTTGTTTTTTTGCTCGTTCTGTCAACTCTTCCCACATTTTTTCAGGAAGTGCAACAGAAATTTTTTTTATTTTCATTCCTGGCTCAGCCTTTTTTCGTCCGCTTGTTGCTGGTTTTGGACGTCCTTTTTTTGCTCCCCGAGTTTCTTTTTTTGTTTCCATTTTCTCCTCCTTATATTCTTTTTACAGTTATTTCGCAATAACCAACTTCTTCAAAAGCACTGTCATCTGCAACGCTTATGATTTCAAATTTTGTACCTGCTGGAACTAACACTTCTTTTTCATAATAACTATCTTCATCAGTCCCTAATGCTTCATAATATGCTTCTGCATATTTTTCATCTTCTTCTGTTTCAGCTTCACTTAGTAAATCATAGTTTACTTCGTGAACATCAACTTCATTTATACAGTTAAGAAAATATTCATATTTTCTAGTTGTTTCAACAATAAATTCTCCACCATTTGTCCAGCTTTCGGCTTTTTCAGCTGTTAATATTTGCCCAACTTTGAACTCAGCTTTATAATCTAAAGCTATTGTTCTTCCTATCCCTTTAACTGTTTTATTTATATTTTTAGCTATTTCATTTTTTGTCATTTTAATCACTCCTCATTCATCCTTTATCTTGATATTATTATACTACACTTTTTATCAAAAGTCAACACCTTTTGATAAAAATATTTAAATTTATTTACAAAAAAAAGATAGCCATTTCTGACTATCAATTTATAATCGATTTTATTTTTGCAACAAGTTCGTTTTCAATTGATTCCATATGTGTCTCCACAATCCTTGCCGCTTTTCCATACAAATCTTTTTCCTCAACACCTTCCTTTTTCAAGTCATCTAAGATATGCAGCAATATCTCTTTTGTCTGTTCAAACTCATCTTTTATCATTTTAGATAATAGTTTATAAGTTGTTTCTTCTATAATATCGTGCATATCACTTTCAAAGCCAATCATTTTAGCGTCAAAAAAAGTTTTGATTTCCTTGCTGATAACATCCCAGTTTTCTTCTAAATGATTATTTTTTATATACTTCAATATACGTTTTTGAACTGCCCAACGCATATCCTGAATTTTTAGTATCAAAGCTATTTCCAACCCTTTGCCTTTTAGAAAATCATTGTTTAATTGATTTTCTAATTTAGCTAAAACTGTTATAGTTTTCTCTTGCTGTTCAAAAAGTTTTTTTTGCTGAGCAATATAAGTATAGCTTATGACACCCATTATCCCCAACTCCACTATAGCTTTTACTTCTTCAAAATTTATCCCCACAATTTGTCCTCTTTTCGCTGCTATAATATATTTCCGTTGCCTTTCTTTTCAAAATCAAAAATTTCTTGAACAAATTCAGATGGAACGAGCTTAGTTTTCAATTCCTTTATGCAAGCTAGAACTGTATCCTCTCCAATTTCTTCGATAAAATTCGGGATCCACTTTCTGTCAATTTCTTTTTCTTTTAAAACATAGCTTTCCAATTTTTCCCAAAAGTCTTTTGCTATAACATCAAATTTTTCTGCCCCATTTTTTGCTTTGTTTACAATTTCATTTTTGTAAATTTTACCTTTTACCATTTCAACTGCCTTGTTAATTATCCAAATTTTTACCATTTTATCCATTTTTATCACTCCTATTTTGTTATTTTTATTAAAATCAATTCTAAGCCACCTAGCAAGCCCTACAATCAATTTTAACTCACTAGGCAACTAATTTATACCAAAATTATTTTTAACGTTCTCATACGGCTTGTAACAAAGTCTTTTTTTTAAAAACTACTTAAGTTCAAAATGTGGTGTATCGTGCATTTTCCAGTTTCCACCCCATTCGATATTAATTTTTTTACTTTTTGCTACTGCCAAGATATGATCTGCTATTAATTTTAATTTTTTATCATCATATCCTTCTTCTGATGTAAATTTTCTGTACACACCATTTTCTACAACTCCGCAAGGGAATATGTCAACTGCATGTCCGTATCCATCAGATTTTATTTGATGGTTTGATTTAAATGTTTTTCCGTCGCAATTAGTTACTTTTTTTAATTTTTTTCCTTTTTTATCATATAAAACAGTTCTTCCTTGTTGATATAAAGCAAACTGTTCCTCTGTTGTTCTAGCACCGTCTGTGATTCTAAAATCATACGGACTGTTTGTAATTGCTTCTTTCATAACTTCAACCAATTTCGGATGCACTTTTTTCATTTTATCCAGGCTTTCTTGACTAAAAGAATACGTTTTATTTTCCATTGTTGTATTTTCCTTGTCCCAATCTTTCAAATATTCCTCCTTTTTTTGAACTCTATTTAGCCAGCCCGTCAAAAATTCTTTTTGAGTCTTGTCACCTTCAACCTTGCTTCTGTAATAAATTCTCTGCAAGTTATGATAAACTTCCAAAAATTTTTCAGGATCTGCTGCATTCAATGCTTCCAATGTTTTGTTTCCAATTATTCCGTCTACATCAAGATTTGCATTAGTAAGTTGATTTATAGCAATCTGTGCATTTTTGATTCCGTTTTTGCCACTATTTACAGTCCAGTCGCATATAGATAGTGCCACTTTATCATTTGTAACTTTATCCAGCATGTTTCCTAAGTAATATTTTTTTAGATATATATTTTTTGCAAAATCTATTGTTAAATCTTGCATATCTCCCTTATATCCAAAGTCTCTTGCTTCTTCCTCCACAATTCCGTACTTAGTTTTTCCGCCTTTATCATTTTTATCATTTGAATATCCCCCCTCTACTTTAATCAGATAATCAAATATTTTCTCGAATCTATCCATTTATACCACTTCCTTTTTTAGTTTCTTTTACATCTTTTTCTGCTATTTCAGTTATCAGAACAATATTGTCTTCTTCAAGCATAGCATCTGTTACTTTTAATAATTTTCCTTGCTCCATAATTTCAATTCCAATTAAATTCCTTATATCCATTTTCATTCCACCTTTCTTCCCAGCAATTCCATATCTTTTAAATATTTGTATAATTTGGCTGGGCTGAATTGATAGCCAACCCTATCCTTTAATGATTTACCTTTATAAGTCAATGTAAATTGCAGGGCATAATCTAACGCATTTAAACAAAATTCACTGCAAAAATATCTGTTAGCATCTTGTACCTTGTCAGCATAGAAAAATTGCCCTAATATTCCAAGATAATCATAACCTTTACCTTGTGCTGTTTTAAAAAATTCTATGACATCTTTAGCTTCTATGTTGTTGGATAGCTCATAAATATCCATGTTTTTTTGATATTCAAATTTTCTTGTTCTAACTCCACCAGGATTAGACAAGAACACCTGTCCGTCATAGATAAATTCAGTGTGTGAATATCTACCTAGTGTCCACAGTGCTATTAAATGTCCAATCAACCGCTTTGGCTTATGAAAACAGATATACAACGTATTTCTTTTTAATTCTACTTGTCCCATTCCTTTTCAAACTCCTTTTCAGAATCAAAATTTTTCAATTCCTCATCGCTTAATGTCTCAATTTTTACCTTTAAAGCTGTTTCCGTCATCATTGCTTTTGTTGTTTGTTCTTGCATCA